AGACTTGAATAAATAATCATGAAAAAACTGAATACCAGCGACCCCCACCCCCCTCATTTAGGAAACACCCCCCGTCAATGGTACCTAAACAATCAGGTTATTTTTAAATATATATTTTTTTCTGCAACTAACCTCTTATAAATCAACAACTTAACCTAAAAAATTTCATACCACTGGCCAATGCTATGTAAAAACAAATGCGAATGAGTCTCACTACCACATGAAATAAAAAACGTAGATACAATACGGGAATGGAAACACTACTCATTACATGTTATGCTCTTTTTGCTACCTCATTGTTGGGTATTTTTTGTATACACCTTGTGTCTTGATTTTTTATAGGTTACAATCGCCCTAGATATAGCTGCAAATTAACTAATCAAGGTGTAAACAGCGACACATGACAGAATCAAATCAAACCATAGTCGTACCTCATATAGAGGATAATATCCCTATACCCAAAAATGCGCGTGAAGCATTACCAGAACTTACACCTGACGAAGAACTCAAGGTTAGAGCGAGCACAATTAAAGTTATATCTGATATAAAAGGCGAAGCTATTGAGCCATCTGAGGATGAAATGGGAACAGCGGAAACAATCGCCCAGGAAATGATGAAGAACCCCTCTCTAAAACCTGATTATGCAAATTATCCTAATGAAACAATCGCTTACTTAGCCGGCTTAGTCTCGCAAACTAGTCACATGGTAGCCAAAGACCTAGCTGATATTAAGTTATCCGTGTTAAATGGGCTATTACAAGAAGCAGCACTAGCTAAATCATCACGAGAACGCATCTCAGCCTGGTCAAAGATAGGTGAAATTGACGGTGTTGATGCATTCAAGAGAAAAACTGAGGTTACTCATATAACAAAGAGCGGTAAAGAGCTAGAAGAAGAGCTATTAAAAACGATTGAAGAGCTAAAAGGCAAGGTCATTGAGGGAGAACACGAGATTGTTGAAGAGGAAGATGATGATTAGCGCTAAAGATCTGAGCCTACTCGAGCAGGCGTTACCGACGATGTCTGAAAGTGAGCGCCGACGCAACTTAGACCTATTAACTAAGTACAAAGCAGAGCTTGTTAAGGAAGCAGGAGGTAAAACTTTCCTTGAATTTATTAAACATGTTTATCCTGACTATAAAGTAGGGGCACACCATGCGAAATTGGCTAAATTATTTGAAGAAATTGCAGAAGGCAAAAGAAAAAGAGTTATTGTTAATATTGCTCCGCGACACGGGAAGTCGGAACTTATCTCTTACCTCGCTCCTGCTTGGTTTTTGGGTAAACACCCAGCAAAAAAAGTTATTATGGCTTCACACACTGCTGATTTGGCTGTTAATTTTGGTCGACGTGTTAGAAACTTGGTGGGCTCCGACGCGTACAAAGATATTTTCCCTAAAGTTGAGCTGCAAGCCGATAGTAAATCTGCTTCTCGCTGGGGTACAAACTATAATGGGGAATACTTTGCTATTGGTGTCGGTGGCGCTCTCGCCGGTCGTGGTGCTGACTTGTTTATTATTGATGACCCCCATTCAGAGCAAGATGCCAAACTTGGAAAAGCAGACGTGTTTCTACCAGCTTGGGAGTGGTTCCAATCTGGTCCTTTACAACGACTTATGCCGGGCGGAGCGATTATAGTTGTGATGACTCGGTGGTCTAAACTTGATTTAACTGGCCAAATTGTTAATCAGATGGTAAAAAATGATGATGTTGATGACTGGGAGGTTGTTGAATTTCCAGCGATTTTAGAAAAAGATGGAGAAGAAGTATCATTATGGCCTGAGTTTTGGGATATAAAAGAATTACAATCTCGACGCGCAGCGATTGACATACGCTACTGGAACGCTCAGTATATGCAGAACCCGGTCTCTGAAGAAGGCGCTTTAATTAAACGAGAGTGGTGGAATATATGGGAAGAAGAAGAACCGCCGACTTGTGAGTTTATTATTATGTCACTCGATGCCGCACAAGAAGCGAATACAAGAGCTGATTATAACGCATTATTAACTTGGGGTGTGTTTTTTAACGAAGAAACGAATAATTATAATATAATACTACTTAATGCAGTAAAGCAGCGTTTAGAATTTCCTGAATTAAAACAACTTTGTATTGAAGAATATAGAAATTGGGAACCTGACGCATTTATTGTAGAGAAAAAATCTAATGGGGCTGCACTTTATCAAGAGTTCAGACGAATGGGTATTCCTGTTGGAGAATTTACTCCTGGCAAAGGTCAGGATAAAATCAGTCGGGTTAATGCAGTTTCTGATTTATTTAGTTCAGGTATTGTGTGGGCACCTGACCATCGATGGGCTTACGAAGTTATTGAAGAATGTAATGACTTTCCATCAGGTGCAAATGACGACTTGGTCGATTCAACCACACTCGCACTAATGAGATTTAGACAAGGTGGATTTATAAGGCTACCAAGTGATGAAGAGGATGATATTCAATATTTTAAAGGTTATAATCAGAAGCGCTTATATGCTCTATAAAGTATTTAGAATGATTAACACTTGTTTGTTAATTTTATGGTACTTAGGCGAGATACAAGTACAAAAACTATTAGGAAGAAGATAATGGCACAAGATAATAATGTAGATAAAGGACTGTACGCTGCTCCTCAAGGCATGGAAGAGTTGGCAGAAATGGAACCCGATTTAGAAATTGAAATAGAAGATCCGGAAGAAGTTACTATTCGAGCTGGTGGTATGGAAATTGAGATTGATCCAGACCGTATGGATGATGATGAGTTTAATAAAAACTTAGCTGAAGAAATTGATGAGGGTGATTTAGAAAATTTAGCAAGTGAACTTCTTGAAGACTTTGAAGGTGATGTAAGTTCTCGAAAAGATTGGTTAGATACTTATGTTGATGGGTTAGAACTTTTAGGTCTTAAATTAGAAGACCGTTCAGAACCATGGGAAGGTGCATGTAATGTTTATCATCCACTTATGACAGAAACGCTAGTTAAGTTTCAAGCAGAAACCATGACCGAAACATTCCCTGCCGCAGGCCCAGTCAAAACTCAAATTATTGGTAAAGAAACAGATGAGAATAAAGAAGCATCTGCTCGTGTACAAGAAAACATGAACTATCAACTAACTGAGAAGATGGTTGAATATAGACCTGAACATGAAAGAATGTTATGGGGTTTAGGTTTAGCAGGTAATGCATTTAAGAAAGTTTATTATGATCCAAGTTTAGAGCGACAAGTCTCTATGTATGTTCCAGCTGAAGACATCGTAGTGCCATACGGAGCGTCTAGTTTAGAAACTGCAGAAAGAGTTACTCATGTCATGCGTAAGACACAAAACGAATTACGCAAACTACAAGTCGCAGGGTTTTACTTAGATGTTGATTTAGGTGAGCCAACATATGACCTTGATGAAGTTGAGAAAAAGATTGCAGAGAAGATGGGCTTTAGTGCCACAACAGACGATCGTTGGAAAATTCTTGAGATGCATGTTGACCTTGACTTAGAAGGATATGAAGATGAAAGAGATGGTGAGAAGACAGGTATTGCATTACCTTATGTTGTAACCATTGAAAAATCTACATCAACTATTTTATCTATTAGACGTAACTGGAACCCAGATGATGATACTAAACAAAAACGTCAACACTTTGTTCATTATGGTTATGTACCAGGGTTTGGCTTCTACTGTTTTGGTTTAATTCATTTAATAGGCGCGTTTGCAAAATCAGGCACAATGATATTAAGACAATTGGTAGACGCGGGTACATTATCTAATCTCCCAGGTGGATTTAAAACTCGAGGTTTAAGAATTAAAGGTGATGATACACCAATTTCACCTGCAGAGTTCCGAGATGTTGATGTGCCTTCAGGAAGTATTCGAGATAATATTTTACCCCTACCTTATAAAGAGCCTTCACAAGTTCTTAATATGTTAATGAATCAGATTATTGAAGAAGGCAGACGTTTTGCTTCAGCAGCTGATTTAAAAGTTTCAGATATGTCTGCTAACGCACCCGTTGGTACAACGCTAGCTATTTTAGAGAGAACATTAAAAGTAATGTCTGCAGTTCAGAGTCGTATTCATTATGCAATGAAACAAGAATTTAAATTACTCAAGACTATTATAAAAGATTACACTCCAGCAGATTATTCGTATGAGCCAGCAACAGGTAGTAAAATGGCTAAACGTTCTGATTATGATATGGTTGAAGTTATACCTGTATCAGATCCTAATGCTGCAACAATGTCTCAAAAGGTTGTTCAATACCAAGCTGTTATGCAATTAGCACAATCTAATCCAGACATATATGACCTACCTGAACTTAATCGTCAAATGTTAGATGTATTAGGTGTTAAAAATGTAGATAAATTAATTCCTCGTAAAGACGATATGAAACCTACTGATCCTGTATCAGAAAATATGCATATACTTAATAGCAAACCTGTCAAAGCATTTATCTATCAAGATCATAAAGCACACATTACAACTCATATGGCGTTTGCTCAAGATCCTAAAATTAGAGAATTAGTTGGACAAAGCACAAATGCGGGTGTAGTACAAGCAGCTATGGAAGCACATATTGCAGAACATTTAGCATTTGAATACAGAAAACAACTTGAAGAACAATTAGGCGCACCACTACCTAAACCTGATGAAGTATTACCAGAAGATACTGAAGTTGAATTGTCTAGACTTGTTGCAAGAGCTGCTCAACAGTTACTACAGAAAGATACTGCGGAGGCTAAACAACAACAAATTCAAGAACAAGAAGAAGATCCAATACTTCAAATGCAAAAACAAGAACTTCAAATTAAACAGATGGAGGCTCAAGCTAAAGCACAAAAAATGCAAGCAGATACCGAGCTCGAAAAAGCTCGACTTGAACTTGAAAAACTTAAAATGGATTCTCAGGAAAGAATTGCAGGAGCTAAAATTGGTGCTGAAGCAGTTAATCAGCAAAAAGAACTTGATGCTAAAGAGTTTATAGAAGGAACAAAACTTGGAGCACAAGCAGTAGTAGCAAAAACTCGGCAAAAGCCGCAATAATAAACGAAAGGAACTTAGATGGATGAATCGTTAAAAGTACTTGCCCAACAATTGGGTGAGGAAGAAGAACGCATGAAAGAAGATTTATGTATAGGAAGGGCTAAGGATTTTGCACATTACCAACACGCTTGTGGTGTTATCCAAGGTTTCCATGTTGCTCAAGGGCTAATTGCAGCTTTAGCAAGAAATCAAATGGAGGACGGGGACGATGAGTGAAATCGCAACACTTAAAAAAGATATTGTCACGCTTGATGGCAAACCAATCAGCAGTAAAAAGGAGGAAGCTCCTGCAGAAGAACAAAAACCCACTCAATTACCTGAAGTCAAAGGCTATCGCATTTTATGTGCGGTTCCTGTCGTAGATGAAAAGTACCAAAGTGGAATACTTAAATCAGACAAAACTAAAAACATAGAAGAACATTCAACTGTTGTTTTGTTTGTAATTAAATTGGGTGATATGGCTTATAAAGATGAAGACAGATTCCCAACAGGCCCCTGGTGTAAAGAAGGAGACTTCGTTATTACTAGAGCATATTCTGGAACTCGAATCAAAATTCATGGTAAAGAGTTTCGCATTATTAACGACGATACCGTAGAAGCAGTGGTCGATGACCCACGTGGCTACGAACGCGCATAAGGAGAAAAGCATGGCAGAGATTAT